GGATTACCAATAAGTTGAACAGGAGTCGAACCTAAACCAAAACGGTTAACCACAGTGACAAACGAATCTTGCACACTATTGAACATACCAACAATAAAATTCATAGCTGAATTTCGAGGCACCACAGTTGGCACAGCACGTGGATCTCTAATTTCCGCTATAGATTTAACTCTAACTGAACCACGCCAAAAAGCATAAATAAAATAATAATATTCTAGCATCGTTATTGATTTGCTAAGTGAAGTAGCAGAAATTGGAGTTGCAACAGAAAAGGGTGCTATACCGACCATTCTATTTACTGGGGTTAAGTTACTGTGAAAAAGGCACCAAAACGCTTAATAAGTTGGCGTACAGACATTATCTTTTCACCAATACAATGTGCCTCGGGAGACCAATTAGAATCAATTCGATGCATATCAATAGCCTGAGGATGAACACCATGTTGTGCATCATTACGTTGTATTGCTTCATCTTCACCCATCACTTGCGCCCTAATAATATCTACTGTATCTTCGCCAACTTCTCGTTTAGTTCTAGTGGGCACAATTTGGGGTATATTATTATCATACTCTTCTCCGTGCTGTTTCTTGGCTTCCTTTGCTTGAGCAACAGTAAAAGTTCCTGAATATGGTACATATGAAGGACTAGTTGGAGCGGCAAATGTAAGATCAGGACCACCACTAACTTCAACAATTGTGTCAATAGACTGAAATACATTGTTGGCCGCAACCAACTGGTTCAGCACCTCAACGCGAACTATACCAGATACAGCATTATACATCAAGTTATTGTTAGTACCTAACCATGAAGCTTCTGGACGAATGCAAAACATCCAGGGTCTAGAAGAAACATAAGGGACTGTAAATGATACCTCTGTAGCTGTTCGCAGATCAACAATAACTTTCTGTGTACGTGAAACATCAGGAACACCAGTAGAAATAGTGTTGTTAAAATAAAAAGGTACAAAACTGATGCGCAAGCGTCCTGAATGGTATTGGGTTTTTACAAATTTAAAAGTATAAACAATAGAACCACGCCAATAACCATGTGTGTTTGCAACATAACCCATATGAGTGCATCTAAATCTGTCAAGAATAGTACTAGAATAAGGTTTAATTTTCATAGGTGTAACAAAGTTGTCCCAAAGAACTGCATTCGTTAAATCCGTTGCTGCCCACGTAAACCGATCCCAAAAATTTGGTATAGAAAGTACATGAGACAAATCCATTTCATCTGCTGAAGTACCTGAAAGACCAGATTTGGTTTCAATTTCATTAGTTGAAGATAAAGCCATTTTATGTGAATTGTCTGCACCATCAAAGTTCGCCATACGAACCTGACCACGCAGCTTTGATTCGCAGGGTAATCCTTGAACAGAGGGTTTAGAAAAACCTAAATGTTTAAAGATATTAGAAGCTGCAGAAGAAATCCAAGCTGGCCTAGTAAACATATTTCCAAGTACAGGTATCCTAGATAAAGTCGAGAGTCCCTCAGAAACCTGTCCCAAACCAATTGATGGAGAAGCATTATCTTTGAGTTGTTTTAATTCGGAAGCAACCTGAGCAAAAATTTTATCGGGTGGTTTAGAATAAGCCTTAGTAGTCCACAAAGTACGCATATCTGATTCAGTAAAATTACCGGAAGAAATTTGTTGCCCAATAGCAGCAAAATTTGGTGAACTACCAGTAAAAATGTTAGCACCGGTTGGATACTGAACATCAACATCTTCCAAGTGTGCCCAAACAGTATATTCAACAGAACCAGTTCCAGTAAGCTGATCTCTTAGTTGACTATATACGACTAAATATATAGCGCCAAAAGATCCCTGACCAGTAATTAAATTGTAGTATACATGTGGGGAGACGTATGGAATACGCATCTCAATTTCGGTACCAACACTAAGATCCAAATCAGTTCGGGGGCAACCGGAACGTCCTTGCAACGTGGCATTAACCAAGCTCACTCTATTAGGCATATATTGAGCGTAAGGAAAATATTGCAACATTAATCTACCCTGTTGGAAAGGCTGGGAATTCACTTGAACTTTAATCACCAAAGTAGCGCGTAAACCGACAAAACCTCGCAATTTTTCTTGATACATAGCATTAGAAATTAATGCTTCAGGGAAATTTTGAGTATATAATTGTGTTTCAGTAGCTTGCGAAGTGGACCAAAGTCCAGTTTGTATAATAATTGGTCGAGAAAGAAAGTCCTTAATATTATGTTCACGCTGCTCCCGAGTCGTCATATCTAAATAAGATGTAGAAAGACTGACGATATCAGGGACGGCACTAGTCGAAGGGGCAACTCCCTCACTAGAAAAATGTACAATTTCTCTTTGCTCGGAAGTAACTTCTTTATCTTGATTTTCAATAGAATTATTTGTGTTTTGAAAGTTAGCAGGTTGATTTCTTAGTTCTATAGTCAACCTAAACTGTAAGAACGCAGAGAGGGTTCCCTGGATATTGTGGGGCTGCCACTGGGCATCCTGGGTAAGTAAGACTAAATAGCCCACCCATATTCTAAGATAGCAATAT